CTTTGGCGCCTTCCGCCGCGTCGTCGCTGGCGGTCTCCACGCCGCGCATGGCGTTCTCCGTGTCCAGCATCTCGCCCTTGGCCTTCAGCATCTGCTGATACAGGCCCTGGTACGCGGTGCTTGACCTGTCCACGCCGTTGGCCGCCATCTGCTGCAGCGCCTTCTCGGCGTTCTCGACGACGCTCTTCTGGGCTTCCAGTTTCGCCTGCAGCTCCGCGGTCTTCTTCGCCATGTATTCCTGGCTGTCGCCGGAAGCCTTGAACTGCTTTTCCGTCAGGGCGAGTTGCGCGTCCAGCGTTTTGACCGTCTGCTTCGCCTGGTTCATATTGTTCTTGAACTGAGCGACGCCGCTGACTCCCATCTTGACGTTTACGCCGTTTGCCATTTCCTCACCCTCTCCTGATTCCGTGCTGCTGGTCGTCGTAATTCCTGCGGTATATAAACAGGTCCATCACCGCCCCCGGCCTCATCCGGTGGATCTCCGGCAGCGTCAGCCCGGCGATGAGTCCCCAGCTGACCACCATCAGGTACGTCAGCTTTCCTTCATTCCTTTTTTTTTCATTTCCTCAAGGGTCACGTCTACGGGCCCGTCCTCTTCCTTTGGCGGGATCTCGCTCTGCATCCCCTCGTTCATCGCGTCAAAACAGGCGTTCGCCGCGTACCTGATCTCCTTCGGGCGCAGCGCGCGCAGCACCCACTTCTCGGTCAGGTCCGGTTCCTCACCGGCCAGTTCCAGCCCGGCGTTCCCCATGATCACGATCGCTCTCGCCAGGGCGTCCAGCCGCTGCGGCGATGTCGCGAAACCGGTGTCCGTTTTGTCCTCCGGATTCACCCCGGAGATCAGGCCCAGCGCGTCGCCCATCCGGGCGATCTGCTCCTGCATCAGTTTCATCTCATACGTGGAAAACTCCAGCGGGATCTCCCGCCCCCTCAACGTAATGGTAACCATACTCCTTTTACTCCTTTACAAAACGCAAAAAGCGGGAGGCGGCAGGGTGCACACTCCTGTCCGCCTCCGTAAGTTCAATCAGGTGATCCCGGCCTTGGTCTTCAGCCAGCTCTGGGCCGCTGAGAAGGTCTGGTGCGTCTTGTGCACGGCAAAGGCCAGCTTCCCGGAAGCGTCCAGGCTGACGCCGGACCCGACGCCCTGCAGGGTGGGTACGCGCCACTCGATGCTCCGTTCTTTCGTCCTCGTTTCCTCGGAAGAAATCCCGAACTTCACCTTGTGGTACCACCAGCTCTCGTATTTCGTGGTGCCCTTGTCGCGCATCACGCGGATGTAGCCGAAGCCCACGTCCGGAGCCGCGGCGTCGTTGATCGTGTATTCACTGCTCGCCAGTGTTTCACCCAGCAGCGAAGCGCGGATATCATCTGCAATACCGGTCGGCTCGAAGTCGATCGTGTAGCCCAGCACGCCGTTGTCGCTGTCCAGCTGGATGTCGTCGCCGTAGAACCTGCCGTCCGCGCGTTCCCAGCTCACGCTGGCGCTGACAGCCTCGCCGGCCACCTTGCCGGTGTTGTAGGTGATGGAAGTCCCCGGCGTGTACACGTTCACAGGCGCGAACACCGGGTACTGCATACCGACATTAGCATTCATAGGTTTTTCCCTCCGTTATTTCTTGTTCATGGCGTCCACTTCCGCCAGGATGGTGTTCGTGATCGCCTGCACCGCTTTGGCCTTGCCGCTGTTCACGGCCTTCCGCACAAACGGCTGTTTTTTCATGAATGACGTGCCGCTGTTGATGGCGTTGACCACCTTGGGGATCGGCACTCTCTTTCCGGCCAGCATCGCGTAGCCGGCATTCCGGAATCCGACGGAGGTGTTGACCTCCGTGCCGTTCTTGTCGAACTTTGCGATACCGACGGCGGCCTGTTCCACAATGGCCTTCTCTTCCGGCGACGGCATCCGGGTTTGCCCGTCACGGGCATATTGAAAGGGCGCGGTCCGTATCGTCGCCACGCCCTTCTGCATACTGTCCGCCATCACGCCGGCGCCCTCGTAGAGCGCTTTCGCCGCGATCGCCGGCGCCTCTGTCTCCAGCTTGCTCAGCTGCTCGGAGATCTCCGCCATCCCGTCGATCTTCAGTTCAAAACCCATCAGGAACCGCCTCCCGCGTCCGGCGTGTCGTTGTGCACGCACTGGAACACCCATTCCACATGGAAAAGGTCCGGGTTCGTCTCGTGCTGGATGCTGTTCAGCTCCCAGCTGTTCCCCAGGATCTCCGTCAGGGTTTCCTCGACTGCTTCCATCAGGTCCGTCCGGTTGGCCAGTTTCTGATAGAACAGATCCACGCTGCCTTCGTACGCCCGGTCCTGCTTTGCCCCGTCGCCGTTCAGGGTCCCGGCCTCAAAGTCCAGGCTCACGACGCCGTAGGCGTTCGTGTCCGGCGGTTTCTTCCACCCGTATTCCGCGAACGGGATTTCCGTCAGCTTCAGCGCGGCCACAAGCGCTTCATACTCTGAAGGCATCAGCCCACCCCCTCAGCTTCCGGTTCCGGATCAGGATCCGGCTCAGGCTCCGGATCGGGTTCCGGCGGATCCGGCAGCGTGCCGGCGTTCCGTCTCACCCGCTGCAGCGTCAGTTCGATGCCGTCCGTCTCCGTCGCGTAGGTCCGCAGGATCTCGTACCGGACGCCGTCGATCTCGCACAGGCCCTCTCCTCCGTACTCGAAGTCGTGGGCCAGTACGATCTTCAGCTCCGGGTTCAGCCCCTGGCCCATTGCCAGGTACGCTTCCTGCATCCCGACACTCTTCACCGTGCAGTACACCGTGCGCCTCGTTTCCGCCGGATCGGTTCCGACGCCTCCGGCCTCCGGGCTGACCTGGATCAGGTCCACCGCGTTAGCCCTCATCATCGCTGTCGTCCTCCCCGCTGTCCGTCTCTTCCGTCGCGTCGCCGTACTGGGTGTAGCCGCTGGCGTGCATCAGCTGGGCCTTCTGTTCGTCGTAGCTCGCCTTGATCTGCGCGTAGTTCGGCGGATTCCCGAACCGCGCCGCCGCGTAGGTGATGACCGCCCGCTGACAAAGCGGATCCGTCAGGGTGCTGACGTCCGTCACGGCGTCATCCGTCCCGATAGTGAACGACACGACACCAGGCAGGACCACGCCGGCCAGCTCCAGATCGCTCGCTCCCGCCATCAGCAGGTTGGCGATCTCCGTGTCATAGATCGGGTGCGTCACCCGCAGCGCCTTCTTCGCTTCCTTCAGCATCTGTTCTCACCTCACTCCAGAGCACGTCCGGTTTCGTTCTGTATGTCCCCCTGCATCCGTTTCTGATCCTCCGGCCAGATGATCACGCTGCCGACATGCCCCACGCGGGCCGTCGGTTCGCACCAGATCTCAAAGCCGCAGTCGTCCGCCCGCTTGCAGAAGGCGCAGTCTTCACCCAGTTTCTGGTCGGGAATGAAACATTTCCCGCCGTGGGTGTTCATGACCCGTTCAAGCACCACCGTTTTCATCAGCACGCAGCCGAAGCCGCACGCCTTCACCCGGAAGGCTTCGCCGGGTATCTCGTTGATCCGTTCCACGGGGCTCAGGCTGCTGAACAGACAGGACACATAGGGGTAGTGCCGGCTGATGAACCAGCCGCAGACGATATCCTTGTTGACCATTTTCAGGTCTTCGTAGATATGCCCGTCGAACACCATGTCGCTGTCGATCCACAGCACCTCGTCGAATCCGTTATTGATTGCGTGGCTTGCCAGACGGTCCCGCGCGGTATGGACCAGCGTACCGGAAATGATCTTGACCTCGTACCGGACGCCCGCGTCGCGCAGGCTCTTTTCCAGCTGGATCAGGCTCCGCGCAAACTCCACACGCAGCGTCTCGTAGGCAGGCACGGCAATCAGCAGTTTCATTTTGTCTTCCTCGTGGTTTTCTTGGCCTTGGTTTCCGGTGCAACCTGCTCCCGGATCACAACCGGCTCGGCCAGTTTAAAATCGAACAGGAACCGGGCGCGGGCGGGGGACACCTCGACGATGTCCCCCTTGTTCCCGTCTATCCGGTTCTGCCGCAGCAGCTTAACCTTCATCAGGTGGTAACAGCGGCGGCTTCCTTGGTCAGGCGCACCAGGCGACCGGGAGCGGTCACCGCGTGGCCGGCGTACACACGGCCCACGATCTTCAGCAGATCTTTTTCAGCCAGGCTGTACGGATCGT